CTAACTTACTGATTTTAATAGACCTCTTGTGTCACTTTGGTGACTATGGGACATCATTGGGACATAATCTGCCAGCTTCTGATTCAGCATGGCGATCTGTTCTGCATTGCTGTCAGTCATCCATGCTCCGTATACATTGAACACCATCTGGGCACTTGCATGGCCCATCTGGCTGGCAATGAAGCTTGGATTTGCTCCGGCAGATAATGACCAGCACGCATAAGTGTGTCGTGACTGGTATGCCTTTCGATACCTGATGCCAGCACGCTTAATGGCTGTTTCCCATGAGTCGCCAATGGAATCTACCTTGTAGATAAAACCTACCTGTTTGCTTTTTCTAACCACCTGGGGGTTAAATACGAAAGTACATTCATGATTCACTGAACGTCCATATTCACGTAGTTGCACCTTGATGTGGTGCTGCTTACCCAGTCTTGTCATTTCAGCCTGATTTTTCAGGACACTGATAGCGGGCTGGATAAGATGCACAACCCTGTTTGTACTTGCTTCAGTTTTAGGTAGAGTGAACTCACCGAGTTTCGTATAATTGCGCCTGATAGTAATTGTTCCTGCTTTCAGATCGATATCTTCCCAGGCCAGGGAGACCAGTTCACCATGACGCATTCCTGTGTACACAGCCAATGACCACAGGTTTTTTGTCTGCTGATGCCGGCAAGCATCTATCAGGCGAATAAATTCGTCACGAGTTAGCGGATCTGGCTCTGCCCTGGCTTTTTTAAGAGGCTTAATTCTCTCGAAGGGATTTGCTTCTAAGTAACCGTGATCTGCAGCAAACTGGAACATTCCAGCGATTGTCGTCATGTAATAATTTACTGTGACAACGCTTCGTCCTTTTACTCGAGCTTTACCTTTTGTTGGATTTTGGTATCCGGTCAGCAAATCTTTCCTGATATACAGCAATTCCTCTTTGGTCACCGTTGACACCAGTCTGCTACCTCCAATTTTCGGAACCATCGTTCTTGCAACGGATTTATAGCGATTGAATGCATTTGCAGAGATTTCCATGCGTTTCAGATCCAGCCACTTTTCTTCAAGTTCTTTCACCGTAATTTCTTTTTTATTTACCCCAAAAGCCTTGAGGTTAGGAGAGTCAGGGAACTGCGCAGCATAATCAAAGTTTCCTGTACGAATGGCAAAACATACAGATGTCCGCAGCTCTCCGGCGATCTTCCTGTTCTTGACAGTGTCAGGGACACCAAGATTTTCCCTGACACGTTTACCTTTAAAATTAAACCAGATGCGTAATGTGCCGCCGTGGTTTTCGACGCCTGTTGGATATTTGACTTTATCCATTGATACCTCCAGACGCCCAAGAGCGATACGAGCTTACATATTTCATGGTATTAAATCACCCAGGTTGTTTGTTTTTCATTGAAGAGACCCAGGCATCTATTGCTTTTCTGTTATACATACATTCACTGGAAGGTTTTGGATTACCGTCTGGCGATACGTGAATATACTCTCTTCCTACCATCCAGCATTCTTTCCGGGCTCGGAGAATTGTGCCAGGTTTGAGCCCGGTAATTGCGATAAGAACGCTTTCACAAACCCATTCATTGGGAGCCAGTTGAATCACATTGCCCATGTATTACCTCACACAACACTCAGCCCACGGCAGTGGCACCACACTTCAAACATTCGTTTCACAACTTCACGGCAGTAGAAACCGTCAACATCTCGCGTCAGGTCATAACGATTGCCGTAACGCTGGCGTACCCATAGCTCAAACGCTTTATTCATTCGCTACTTCCTTTTCATGGCTCGTAATTTTTTCAGATGAGCTTCCTGCTCTGTTTCTGCCAGAATTTGTCGGTATTCCTGGTGATCGATCCGTTCAAACGATTCATTAAAATCGTTCATTTTTACCGATTGTGTTCGCCCATCCATTCTTCTGTACAACACGGTGTTATTTATGCAGCGAATAATTTTTACCGGGTAACCGGCACTGTCGGTATACAGTTGTCCCTGATTAATCAAAGCAAACATTTTTTCTCCTGCTCTCTGAATAGTGAGAACTTCAGAGCCGTATGTTTGTAGCGGGTTCAATACTGATAATTTCTGCTGAGATAAGCATCCCGGCAAGCCAGAGTTCTCCGGACAGGTCTTCATCCTGACATATCAGTTCGCCAATATTAATGGTGGCCATGATATCTGTTTCCCCTGTGCGCTCATCCTTGACTTCTTCATAAGGCAGCGTTGCGTACAGGCTTTCAATAGCGCAACTGATAACATCCAGTCCGGTCAGATTGCCGCCGACAGTAACTTCGAATGTTTCGCGGTATTCCCATAGTCCGAAAGTTAATCGAACGGTTTGGTTTGCCATGCGTCCGCATGACGTCAGATTCGGGTCATAGTTCATTATTTGCGGTTGAGTATTCTGGGTGTTCATCTGCATTTCCCTTAGCCCGGCGCCTGCCGGGCATATAAGTTATTTAATCTGGATAAATGGTGTATTGGCACCACTGGTCATGTATTGCGGCAGTGTACCGTTCCACTTGTTGATGGCTTCCAGCTCCATGACGCCTGGGTTCTGGCGTAGAGCTTCGCCGCGTAAACGAATGGCATCGGCTTCTGCCTGGGCTTTTGTTCGAATGGCATCAGCCTGTCCGGCAGCTTCCGCACGTAGCATGTTGGCCTCCGCTTCACGTTGCTTGACTTCCTGCTCGCGCTGCAGGGTTTTCTGGTTTGCCGTGACTTTGGCATTAATGCTGTCGATAACGGTTGGCGGGTACTCCGGCTTACCCACATATGAGAGGCTCATTACCTGAATACCGATAGGTGTCATCTCTGCCTGAATGTCTTTAAGAGCTTCATCCAGCAGCTCAGACTTGCCGCCGTCGATAAATTTGTCAGTGGTCATTTTGCTGGCCAGTCGGTTGAGTGCGTCGGCGATCTTCTGGCGCAGGTCAGTGTCGGTAATGTCATCCACGCCTTTGCGGTAGGTCTGAAACACCGTGGTAACTTTGGATGGATCAACTTTGTAGGCCACGCCAATGTGATAGCCGATGGTTGTACCGTCACTCATCTGGAAACTGAACGGTTCATCGTAGGTCTTCATTTGTTTGAAGGTGGGGAAGATATAAACTTCAGTATTCCAGCCAGTCCAGTAGCGACCAACACCGACCACCTCACCGACGCCTTTGTCGTCGCCCAGTTTATTTACCTTGATGCCAACATTACCTGGTTCAACGCGATCGCAACCGACAAGGCCAATAGTCGGCAGAACAATGGCTAAAGCAAAAATAATTTTTTTCATCTTTTATCCTTAGTGAAAGAAAGACCCTTGTAAATGGCATAAATGCAGGGCGGGGTCAGAAACGCCAGTGCAAAGCCAGAAATAACTGCTATCGTATCCTTCATGGATATAAGGAACGGAACGAGTAATCCGTAAATGCATGCGATAATTGCCAGTAAAATTACTATTGTGAAATACAGTCTCATTGGTCTGTGGTATCCCGATATTTTTAACCGACTGACAGCGCAATAAAGAGAATAATGATTTCAGTTAGTGTCAGTACTGTGGCAAGGATTAAAATCAGTTTTACTCTGTTTAATTCACGGTTGCTTTTCATATAAACGGTTGGTAAAAGATGGAAGAATTATATTCTTCTTAATATTTAATGTGTCACTGGCGCTTCTGGCATACCATGAGTATTCAGGTCGTTCATCATTTCATCCAGAAGGAGTTCAAGCCCTTCGCGCCCCATAGCAGAAATAATGAAACCATTATCAGGATCTGCGATGAGCATTTTTTGATAGAGAAACAGAACTCGCCCCATGCCTTCAGCTTCGCCATATTTTTCAATAAATCCCCATTCGACGTGGTTTTGCAGGGCAATACGAAGTGGTCCGGGGTAGATACTCAGGCAACCATGTTTACCCTTGTAAATAACCGCGTGATCTGTAGTTCCGTTATCGTTAGGGATATCAACGGTACCGTTCTTGTCTTTCTCTTCATTTATAAACGTAGTCACATACAGCCATCGCCACTGAGCAACCTTCATATCGACTGAAAATCGTCCCAGCAACCCTGCATCATCGGCTTCAGCAATACATTGCATGATTCTTAAGCCGTGCCAGTATGGATTGTCGTATTCACCATCATTAAGTCGCTGTACGGCATCAACAAAATTAATGGTTGTATTGCCAATTTTTATGCCATGTGGCGTAACTTCTGGTCGGAAATCTGAATGATTCATAATGTTTGCTCCTTTGCTGGTGGAATAATCGTGTAGCCAGCTCTTTTTGCCATCCACAGAAATGTATCCATGCAGCCAACGAATTCATTATCCAACAGATGTTTTGAGTAAATTACTTCACCATTTTCAATGGTTAGCAACACTCTTACTTTTTTATGTGTTATGTTTTGTTGTTTTTCTTTCATTTATTTATCTCCCATATGCTTTGCGCAAATACAGGTTGGCTATATGAAGATAAGAATCTCCATGTTGTGCAATGAGGCAGGCAGTTTTATACGATGCCTTATGTTTCAGGAAAGTCATAACATAATCTCCTGCGAATAAAGGTTGCAACAATCCCCGGCGATAAAACCGTAATAAACATTCAGTGAATATTTATTGTTATTGCGCTAATTCTTTTTTGACTGCAGCTTTCGAATATTCACATGCAAAAGACAGGATTTCATCACCTAATGTTTTTGCATTCTGATTATTTGACATCTGTAAAACTTGCGCAGCGCACAACAGACTATGAATGTTTATTGCAAATGAATCCGATGCCAGACAAATACCTTCGAAATTGTCATGGATATTACTATTCACTGCTGTTACTCCTTTGCAGCATTGCTACCAGTCAATAACCACATCGGATCGCAGCCAAGAATATTTGCCAGTGGGATAAGCATACTGATGGTTGGTTCATACTCTCCGCTCTCCCACTGGATGATGATTTCTTCATCAAGAGCGAGCAGCCTGGCGAGTTCGGCTGTTGTTAAGCCGCAGGCTTCGCGTTGGGTGCGAAGGTTAACCAGCCAGCTTTCAGGGAAGGATTGTTTTTGTTGTGCAGGAGAAGCAGCAGATAGAGCATATTCATGGATAAATTCCATTACCTCAATGCCCAGTTCCTTTGAGCGAGCACAATCCAGAAGATGGAATGTGCGTACAGCACTTAGCAAATTTGCAATATTTAATGCAAAGGAATCAAGTTCTAAGCCCTTAAGCGTAACACAGCCGCAGTTGATAAAATTAGTTGTTTCTGGAGTTGCTTTTAGTGTCTTCATATACCCACCAACAATTTTAAATTGAATTAAATCAAGTTATAATTGATGGTGCGATATTATGCTTTGGGAAATAGGCTGTCAAGAAAAAATTGATATCGTATATTTCAGGCAGAAAAAAAACGGGCAAAGCCCGTTAAAATCAAAGACTAACCAAATCTGTTTATGTTGAATGGTACTGATGAGATCACTTTAGACTGGATATAAAGCAGAGCTAACCCCTCTTTTTCGATGCTCCATGGTTGATAATTGGGGTTATCAGATAACACCATGATTTTGCTTCCAATTTTTTGAAGCCTTTTCACGTAGCATTCTCCATCAAAACAAAATGCATAAATACCATCGCCATCAAAATAAGTTACTGTCTTATCAAGAAAAAGAAGGTCGCCAGGTGAGATTGTGGGAGCCATACTGTCTCCTCTGGCGTTACCTATTTCTATATTTTTGAATGCCCGATTTCCAACAAGACGTCGGGCATATTCAGGATCAAGTTCTATTGAGCGCACTACATCTATCAAGTCACCACGGACATGAGTTCCATCACCGCAACTAAACTCAACATCAAGGACATTAAACACGACGCTATCTGTTCTTGTCTGGTGTTTCTCTTGCGAGGAAAAGGTTGGTGAGGAGTCTTCACCTAAGAACCAGGATTGTGGATAACCGCTAATCTCTGATAAATGCGCGAGCTTATCACTCCGTGGAAATGTTTTTCCTGTTGTCCAGTACTGCACTGATTGCGCACTCACACCTAACTTGCGGGCCAGTTGAGCCTGAGTCCATCCTTTTGCTTTCAGCATCGCGGCTATTCGATTTTCCGTGTTTTTGACGTTCTTCATGACCAGGTCCTGTGGGTTTCTTTACAAGGATAAATCTTTACTTGATTTTAGTGTATTCGATCCTTTTGCAACTTGCATGTTAATTTAATCTTGATGTATTCTTGTGTTATCAAGTTAATATTGGTGTTTTGCTATGAAAGGAAATGATTACGACGTACTTCGCGCATTAATTGCGCAAAATGCCATTGCACGAAACCTTGGTGTAACTCCGCAAGCGGTGAATCAGTGGTTTTCCAAAAAACACAATTCCTGCTCGTTTTGTTTTACGCGTATGTGAAGTAGTTGCATGGAAGGTCACGCCACATGGCTTAAGGCCAGATCTTTATCCTCACCCTGAAGATGGAATTCCTGATTCGTTACGCAAAATTTCAAATCCAAGCCTAGCGCGCACGGAAGATGGGCAGAGTGATTCATCAGAAATGTCCACGCGATGAACGGTTACTGAACGAAAAAAGAAAAGCCGGGCCGCACTCCGTCAGCCCGACTTATTCTGATTAGTAAGGGGATTTCATGATGATCAATAAACAAAAAATAGTCAACCCTGAAAACTTGCCAGTTATTGAGTGGCAGGGAGTACGTGTAGTTACCACCGAAACGTTGGCGGCGGGATATGGAACAACGCCAATCCGTATACAACAGAACTACATTCGAAACGAAGATCGTTTCGTTGAGGGTAAACACTTTTTCAAAATCAGCGGTGATGAGCTGAAATCTTTCCGACTATCTTTTAGCGAGTCGGTTAATAAACATACAACATCACTTGTCCTCTGGACAGAACGCGGCGCTGCCCGCATGTCAAAAATCGTCGATACAGACGAGGCCTGGTCGTTCTTCGAAAAAATGGAGCAGGCGTATTTTCGTAAAGCAACGCCTTCTTCAAACACTATTCCAGACTTTGACGATCCGATCGCTGCTGCTGAAGCGTGGATTGAAGCCAAAAAATCCGAACGCCTTGCTCTCGGGTATGCAGAGCGTCAGGCTCGCTACATCAGCAAACTCGAAAGCCATCTCGCCGATGGCATCACTCCTGTGCAGTTCTGCAAACAACTCAACGGTGTAAACACTCGTCAGATTAATGCGTTCCTTGAAGAGCGTAACTGGCTGTATGACGACCGTCCGGAGGCTATGTATCCGCGCTGGCGTGTAAAAGCGTATGCACGTGACCAATACCTGACTGAGCGTTCTGGGCAGGTTGAGCAGGAAAACGGGGAAATGCGCGAGATTTTCAAACCACTCCTGAAGAAAAAAGGTGCCCCTGGTTATATCGCCATTATCTGAACGGTGAACTACCGATGAAGAAAACATGGGATGGGCTGTTTACCCATAACACTGAGCTCGCGAATCTTTTACAGGAGAACAAATAATGCAAACCAAGACGTGTGTAACTGGTGATGTCGATCTGAAACCTTGCCCGTTCTGCGGAAATCCGGAAGTACAACTCATTGAGGTGAAATATTTTCTGGATGGCGATGATGGTTATTACGTCGCATGTACTTGCTGTAACGCAAACCAGATCCCTGATTCGAAAGAACGTGCTGTTCATGACTGGAATCAGCGCGAAAACGCGGATTGATGGCGAGTAGGTACAAAATGATCCGCAACCAACATATTGATTCTGCAATTTCGGGACGTTACACTGTTCCGGCACCTTATAAAGCGGGTGCCGGGATTGGCGTCCTGAAATTCAATATAGAGCATAACCGCGCTCATGCGGTTTTTTCGTGTCATGAGCATTGCTACGCCCAAATTATGGTGGGGCGTGCAGGGGCATCGCAAGATGCGCCGGGTTCTATGTTGACCGGTTACGCCAACCCTGTACGTCTCACCACCTCTGTGATTGGCGTCCCATGTGGTGAGTTCTTTGAATTCAACATAGGGGCTGTCACCATGACTACTCTCCCAACCCTCTCTCAACCTGAAATTGCGATCGTTGATGGTCAGGCTGTTACATCTTCTTTGGCTGTTGCTGACTTCTTCTCTAAACGTCATGACGATGTTCTGAAAAAGATCCGCATTTTGGATTGTTCTCCAGAGTTTTGTGCCCGCAATTTTGCGGAGACATCAATTTTGGTACACCAGCCCAACGGCGGTACTCGCAAACTTCCTTGCTACCACATCACCCGCGATGGCTTCGCGTTCCTGGCAATGGGCTTTACTGGCAAACGTGCAGCCCGGTTCAAAGAGGCATACATCAACGCCTTTAACCAGATGGAGAAGAATTTATCTGGTGCTGACGCGGTTGATATGTCAGCTGTTGCACGAAACGCCAGAGGCGTATACCTGCATTTGCGTGAAATCCATCAAATCTGGATAAGCCAGCTTTATCCAATGCTTAAGGCCGTTGAGTCACCGCTGGCTGGCAAACTGTACGACCGTGTAGGTGATGCTGTTTTTGGTGCTGCACTTGTTGATTCCAGACTGAATGGTTCTGACAAGGAGGTGCGCCCATGATCCGCCACATCGTTAATTCCCTGTATCACCGATACAACCGTTGCCCCCGGGTGGGGCAGTGGTTCACCACCAGCAACGGCCACGTTCTGCGGGTTTGCCTGGTCAATACAGAAAGCCAGAAGGTTGTCTGCCAGGTTCAGGGACGTACTCATACCCTGAGTTATCCGCTGGTGGCGTTTCAGTCCGGAAAAATGTTTAAACGCCTGGGAGGTGGCTATGCGTCCGTCTGATCTTCTGCTCGATTTTGGACATCCGGTTGCTTATTACCCTGGGCTCGTTAAATACATGGGAAGTCCGCACGCTGTTATTTTCTTTGGTCAGATTTTTTACTGGCAGGATAAAGCACATGCAGCGGAAGGCGTACATAAAACGCGTGAAGAGATACAACACGAAACCGGACTTACATTTGAACAACAGGCTGTAGCGCGTAAGCATCTTGTGTCCAGAGGCATTTTGGTTGAAACCAACAAGCGTCTTGAGCACAAAATGTTCTACCGTATAGATTGTGAGCGCCTTAATGAAATTATCAATGAAAACAATCAGTTTTCCCGAAATGGGGAAACCCGTTTTCGGGAAACTGTAAAACCCAATTTCGCGGAGGAGGGAAAGCCTTCACCGCGGACACGGGAAACCCCTCGCCGCGGAGAAGGGAAAACCAATTTCGATCTTACAGAGAATACAACAGAGATTACTTCAGAGAATACTACAGAGAGTAAAAACACTATTGGCGCATCCGCTGACGCGTCTGCACCAGCACGTTCTGCCCGACAGGAATATTCACCGGAATTTGAACAGGCCTGGCAGGAATATCCCAAACGTGCTGGTGGTAATTCCAAGTCAGCAGCCTTCAAAGCCTGGAAAGCCCGTATCAGGGAGGGAATAAAACCGGAGACCATGCTTGATGGTGTGAAGCGGTATGCCGCCTGGGTACGTGCTACAGGAAATACCGGCACACAGTTCGTGAAGCAGGCTGCGACGTTCTTTGGACCCGATCGTCACTTCGAAGATTACTGGCAACAGCCAGCCGCTCCCGGAGGTGGGCGACAGCGACAGGTCGATGTCCTGGCTGGCCTGGGAGCCATGTCTGACAAATTCGGTAAATCCAGTGACAAACTGACATTCTGAGGTGACAGCGATGATGACGATTAACCAACGTGAGAAACAAACAAGACTACAGGCGCGAATGGATGAGTTACGGGCAGAGATTGCATTTGCTCAGAATGGCGAAAAGCCATGGCCTTACCGCGCCTGCCGGGAATCTGAAGGGGTTGGATGCTGCGAAAAACACGGTAAATATCGTACGCATATACTGGTGTGGGATGATCGGCAGGGGGGCGCTGTCTCAAAAAATTTCCCGCTGTCCGGAGTGTCTGGTGGATGAAATGGATGTGACACATCGGACTCTGGTTGCAATGAAAGCTGATGTGCTGATTGAGAATGCTGGTGTTGCCTGTAGGTTTCGCGACTGTGAGTTTGAAAACTATCAGGAGATTAACTCTGATGCAGCCAGAAATCTTGCTGCCTGCCGCCGCTATGCAGAGAGCTGGGAGGATGTTCTGGCTAACGGTACCAGTCTTGTTCTGACAGGCAGTTGTGGTACCGGAAAAAATCATCTGGCTGTGGCTATGGCAAAACACATCATCCGTAACCATCTGGCCAGTGTGGAGATTACTGATGTGATGCGCCTTACCCGTGCTGTGAAAAACTGCTGGCGGAATGACAGCGAAAAAACAGCGGATGAAGTTATTGAGCATTATGCGTCATTGGATTTGCTGATCATCGACGAAGTCGGCGTTCAGTTTGGCAGCGCGGCTGAAATGGCTATTTTGCAGGAAATTATCAATGCCCGGTACGAAAGCATCCTGCCCACCATCCTGATCAGCAACCTTTCACCGGAAGAGTTGTGGGCGTTCATCAGCCCCCGCATTGCCGACAGGATCACAGACGGGGGACGCAACTGGTTGTCGTTTAACTGGCCCAGCTATCGTGCGCATATTGGAGGTGTGGCTGCATGACCACTCCAGTATGGCGTAACGATGATCTGGAAGGCGCTGTCATTGGCGCGTTTTTTCTGCGTGGGGCAGATCATGAAGTGATGGATATTCTGGCCACACTGCCAGCGGACGTTTTTTCTGTACGAGCGTATAGGGATATCTACACAGGCATCTGCCGACAGGCTCGTGTTTCAGGTGTGATTGATCCTGTGCTGCTGTGTAATGAAATGCCGGAACTTGCTCCGGTGATTACTGATACCGGGCGTAAAACCTGGGTGAAGTCTTCACTGGAGCACTATGTTGCAGCGTTGCGGCGCAATGCTGCATTGCGTGATGCAGAAAAAACACTGAATGAGGCGCTGCAGAAATTACGTGATGCGCATACCTGTGAAGCAGCTGAAGATGTCCTGAAGGATGCGCAGAACATGATGGCTTCATTGTCGACGGAAAAGGGCATTATTCAGCCGATACATATTGATGATGTGCTTCCGGAGGTGGTTGAGCGTGTTGAATGCCGGAATCAGGGACTGGAGAAATCCAGAACGTTGATGACCGGTATTGAGGAGCTGGACGCAAAAACAGGTGGCATGGAGCCCGGCGACCTGGTGTTCATTGCGGCTCGTCCGTCAATGGGCAAAACCGAACTGGCGCTGGATATCATCGACAAGGTGACTGAGCAGGGGCATGGTGTTCTTCTGTTCACAATGGAAATGGCGAACATCCAGATTGGTGAACGCATGGTATCTGCGGCTGGAGGAATGCCGGTATCACGCCTGAAATCTGTCACTCACTTTGAAGATGAAGACTGGGCGCGTTTCTCACAAGGGGTGGGACGGATGACCGGTCGCAATATCTGGATGGTGGACCAGGCGAATCTGACCATTGATGAGATATGCGCAACAACGAAACACCACCTGATTAAACATCCGGAAACGGCGCTGGTGGTGGTTGATTATCTCGGGCTGATAAAAACCCGGAGCGCGGGGCGTCATGACCTTGCCGTGGGTGAAATCTCAAAGGGGCTTAAAGGCCTGGCAAAATCCGGTGGTTTTCCGTTGATTGCGCTGAGCCAGCTCTCCCGCGGTGTGGAGTCCAGGCCCAATAAACGCCCCATGAACTCAGACCTGAAAAATTCCGGAGAAATAGAGGCGGATGCAGACATCATTCTGATGCTTTACAGGGATGAAGTGTACAACCCGGATACGCAGGCCAGGGGCATCGCAGAAATCAATATCACGAAACAACGTAACGGTTCTCTGGGGACAATTTACCGGCGTTTTTATAACGGACATTTTCTGCCTGTAGACCAGGAAAGCGCACAGGTTCTTTCCACCCCAATGCAGCCGCCTCAGCCGCGCAGATACAGCAATAAACGAACCGACAGTAGTAAGATGGAGCGTTTCTTTTGAACAACCAGACAATGACTTTTACCCCTGAACAATTACGCAAACAGGCGCAGGAAATGCTGCGACAGGCGGAACAACTGGAAAAATCAGGCGTAACAAAAGATGCCATTCGTCGGGATATGGTACCCGCGCTCAGAGAACTGATGCAGGCAAAACACCGCGCACAAAAAGCGGTGGATGAGCTGGTGGATTGTGTGGCAGAGCTGGAAACAAAAGTTGGAAAATTTGAAAAATTGGTGCAGGGGGTACTGCGTTGATGCGCTTAGAGTGTGTTTTACCTTACCCACCGACGGTGAACACCTACTGGCGTCGTCGTGGCAGCACATATTTTGTATCAAAAGCAGGGGAGCGTTATCGCCGGGATGTGGCGCTTATTGTTCGCCAGCAGCGACTGAAATTAAACCTGTCCGGAAGGCTGGCAATAAAAATTATTGCAGAGCCGCCGGATAAGCGCCGTCGTGACCTGGACAATATTCTGAAAGCACCACTGGATGCGCTGACGCATGCCGGACTACTTATAGACGACGAGCAGTTTGATGAAATCAATATTGTGCGCGGACTGCCTGTTCCTGGTGGGCGGTTGGGCGTGAAGATTTACGAAATTACAGGTGATAACGATGGTGCGTGATATTCAGCAGGTTATGGAGCGGTGGGGATCATGGGCTGCGAACAATCACGAAGATGTGTCATGGGCGTCAATCGCTGCTGGTTTTAAAGGATTAATCCCGCCGAAAGTGAAATCACGCCCTCAGTGTTCTGATGATGATGCAATGATAATTTGTGGCTGTATGGCCCGGTTGAACAAGAAAAATCAGGATTTGCACGATTTGTTGGTGGATTATTACGTAGGTGGAATGACTTTTATGGGGTTGGCACGAAAGCATGGGTGTTCGGATACCTGTATTGGCAAGCGCCTGCAGAAAGCGGAAGGGGTTATTGATGGCATGTTGATGATGCTTGATATCCGACTGGAGATGGACAGATACGTAGAACGAATCATGTAGGAGCTTGACCAGACACATTGTCCGGGGCTATATTCCTCACGCGCCAGCAAAATCTGGCGTCGGGATTGGCGTCCCGGATGAAAAAGGCGACAACAGACGCGCCAGCGTCTTTTTTATTGTCGTTTGCACTGTCACATCTCAATGGTGGGCTGTGTGGGGGCGGAGCGATCCGCGCCGGTTCCTTTTTCCCGGTTACGCCAACCCTGCACAGTTCACCACCATACTGATTGGCGTCAGCAGTGGTGATGATTCACATAGAAAAAGGATCATCCTATGGCTATTCAAATCTCAGTTGAAACTCTTTCCCCGATCACCCATAACCAAATCCCTGTCATTACTACCGAGCTTTTGGCACAACTTTATGGCACCGAAACTAATAACATCAAAGTGAACTATACACGCAATGCCGAGCGTTTTGTTTGTGGGAAACACTACTTCAAATTGGAAGGGGCTGAGTTGCGGGAATTTAAGAACAAGGTTACTCAAAGTAACTTAGTTGCACCGCGTACAAAGCACCTCATCCTCTGGACAGAACGCGGAGCAGCCCGTCACGCCAAAATGCTGGAAACCGATCAGGCGTGGGAAGTGTTCGAAAAACTGGAAGACTGTTATTTCAGCCAAAAACAACCACCAGCAGCACAAAACACCCCAACCCAAAATGATGGATGCGCATTACTGATCCACTTCGATAAACACGGTCAGGTCGACTTCACGGAAAAACTACCCGCCGATGCGATGGTATGCACTCTGGAACGGTTTTAAAAATTTTCCCCGAACGCTTTACGATCGTAAAAAGTTGAATATCCTGTTAAGAGTGGTTACTACGCCAAACAGCTTAAACCCGCCACTGAGCGGGTTTTTTTATGCCTGAAAAACGGTACAGGACGTTAAACGCGCTGGTGGTTGCGAATACTGGTCTTTCGGCTTGTATTTTTGTAAATCGATATATACTTATCTTGTGACCAGTAATGTCAGGGCAATTGATATGAATGAAGCTTGTTCTGTTGTTTTTGTTCATTCCCCGTTTGTTGTGCTCTTTGAAGGAAAAGAGCTCTCTCTGGAAAGTGGTAGTGCACTTCTTGTCAGGGGGGGAGCTGGATCGTTATTGCCCTTTTCGGAATGTTTTCGGCGAATAAGTCTCAGTGAATCGACAATTATCCGTTACCTGTTGTGTGGAGACGAAAAACAGGATGTAGTTTTAGTCCGGCAAATACCACGATATCTTTGCGTGAGTTTTCCCAAGGCAGAATTGATGGGCATCCTGATTGATTATCTTTGTGAGGAAAAGATTCATACGGACAATTTAGCGGAAATGCTTTCCTTTTCGTGTCTGGCGTTTTTCTCATCAGAGAAAATGTTTTCGTCGTTTCTGACCGCGTTGTCTATGGGCATCATAAACAGGGATTTGACAACATGCTAGAAATGGCAAAGTATTACTACGCAACAGGTGAAGAGTTAAGGGTTTACTATAAGGAGAATGTTTGGAGTGATACGGATTTCAAAAGTGCATTCTCTTCTAATGAGCTCATTTCTATCAGTACTTGCAGTTCACATGATTATTGCATGGGGCCGCGAACAAATAATTAAATATTGTTTTGTTCATGATGATGGAATGTTTTTTATTTTGCTGTTGAGGAATTAACCTTGTAGTTTTATTGTTAATAGCTTGCCAACCACATATGCAAACATTTCTTTAATCATCTTTATTAGAGCTCAAAGCAAGCATCTTTGGTATTCCGTGAGTTCATTGATGTTTGCTTTCTTTTAAGCTGGTTGCGTAAGCATATGCTCTGGCAGCGGACCGGTATTGATTAACCTGTTCGGGTACTACAAGCAGATAAAAATATCGAAAAGAATGAGATAACAAATAGGACGGCTAATAACCTTTTTTATTTACAGGAGAAAAAGTATGTCTGAACCCTTGTCCGGTTCCGGTACGGCTGCGGCGCTCGGCGGGGCGACGGTATTCGGGCTGTTTACCGGAACGGATTTCGGGATTGTGTTTGGGGCGTTCGCTGGGGCGTTTATTTGTGGGCAACAATGCCGCAGGGCGCTTTCAGCCTGGCGGGTTGCGGCACATTTTTCTGGTGTCGTTTATTGTCGGCGTGCTGGGTGCGCATGTGCTGTCAGCCTGGATTGCGCTGAAAACAGGTTATGACGGTACATCGGCGGATGCACTGTGTGCGGTGCTGGTGGCGGTGGTGTCGGTGAAGATTCTCTCGTTCATCCACCAGCAGGATATTGCATCGCTGGTGTCCGGCCTGTTCTCCCGCCTGCGGGGTGGAGGAGGCGGCAATGTTAAGTAACCTTCCCGGATTGCTGAATGTGGCGTTATGCACGGTTATCGTGCTGACGCTCTTTTTTTATCGTCGTCGTGATTCCAGACATAAACCGCTGATGTCATGGCTGGCCTGGTTGCTGATGCTGCTGTATGCCTTTGCGCCCCTCAGCTATCTGTGTGGTCGCCCGTTAGCAACGGGCTGGCTGGAAGTGTTTTTTAACCTGCTGTTCTGCGTGCTGGTGATACGCGCACGCGGGAACGTCACAAAAATCTTTCCATTGTTGAGGTGAATATGTCGGGTAAATTCAGATTCAGTCGTCGCAGCGAAAAGAATCTGGAGGGCGTTAAACCACAGCTGGTTGCTGTCGTTCGCCGTGCGCTGGAGCTGACGGAGGTTGATTTCGGTATTACGGAAGGGCTGCGCACGAAAGAACGCCAGAAACAGCTGGTCGCGGAAGGGAAAAGCCAGACCATGAACAGCCGCCACCTGACCGGTGATGCGGTGGATGTTGTTGCCTGGGTTGGCAGCCAGGTGTCATGGGACTTGCCTCTGTATGAGAAAATAGCGCAGGCATTTAAGCAGGCTGCCGCAGAGCTGAATACCCCCATCGAATGGGGCGGTGAGTGGCGGTCATTAAAGGATGGGCCTCACTTTCAGTTGAAACGATAAATAAAGCAAAGCCCCGGTTGTTGGAGCAATCGGGGCTTTGTGTTTATGGATTCATTTTGTGAATGCGCATGGGGATCATTCATGCCAGTAAAGCCTAACACGACGAAAGATAAATTTGGAGATGATCTGATGATAAAAGCAGAAACCACCCCGCAGGGGGGCTGATGATGCCGCAAAAATCATCGCGGTATGCCGGGGCATCAGACATATACTGACGCCAGTTGCATGGATTATTTGTACTGCACTGGTTGCATACACAACAATTTATTTAAACAGATGAGTGCTGATTTTATTCGGGCAACGGCCTTTGCAATCCGCCTTGTGGCGGTCGCTGTTCTGATTTGGGCTGTGCGTTGGTGGTGATATGACGCGAAAACACTGGACACACAGAATGCCGCGAACGGCGGTGAAATGGGCACTGGTAGCGATACTGGTGCCTTTTTTCCTGGTGGGCTGCGTCAGCCTGGATAAGGCGCGCCAGCTTTTCGATACAGCTTCTCAGGTCTGTGAAATTGTTGATAGTGTCCGGCAGTGTATGCAGAACTGACCGACGGTGAGAGCAGAATATTTTTTAGAGGAGCGAAATTCTATGCCATCACAAATCCCTCGTGCATGCCGTAAGCGAGGCTGCGCAGGCACAACGACGGACAGTTCTGGCTACTGCGATAAGCATCGCGGCGAAGGTTGGACACAACATCAACGCGGACTGAGCCGCCACCAGCGTGGCTATGGCTCGAAATGGGATGCCATACGTGCGCGCATACTGAAGCGTGATAATCATTTGTGTCAGAACTGCCTGCGCAATGGGAGAGCCGTTGAAGCCAGAACTGTGGACCACATCATTCCGAAAGCGCATGGCGGTACGGATGCAGACGGTAATCTGCAGAGCCTGTGCTGGCCATGCCACAAGGCGAAAACAGCGCGTGAACGCATCAACTGATAATCGTTCTCATCTGTAAGGGAGGGGCGGGTCAAATCTCTGCAACCCTGGCTGCTCAGTACCGCCGCCTGACCCTTCCTCACATCGCCGCAGGTTCGAAAACTTTTTTTTGGAAATGTGAACAAACGATTGATAGGTAAGACCGATTATGTCAGGACCTCCGAAAACCCCGCCACGCCTGCATTTGATACGAGGCAACCCCTCAAAGCGTCCCGTTAAAGACCACAAAAAAACCGCTAAAAAGGATGAAAAAGGTCTTCCTAAAATTCCGCAGCATTTAGGGGCTCAGGGGAAGTACTGGTTCAGGCGAATGGCGGAAGAGCTGAATGCGGAAGGGATCATTTCTCAGCTTGATGCACGTGCGCTCGAGTTGCTGGTGGAAGCCTACACCGAATATCGGCATCACTGCGAAACACTCGATGTTGAGGGGTATACTTACCGCACGGAAACGCAGAGCGGTGATGTACTGATTAAGGCGCACCCCGCGGCGGCAATGAAAGCGGATGCCTGGAAGCGGATCCGGGCAATGCTTGCAGAGTTTGGTATGTCACCGGCAAGCCGGGCTAAAGTAAATATCGCCGGACCGGATGATGTTGATCCGCTGGCGGAGCTTTTAAAAGCGAGAGACTGATGGCAAAAGTGGCTGACGGGATCCGCTACGCCGAACGTGTTGTTGCAGGAGAAATTGTTGCTGGCGAATTTGTCCGCCTGGCCTGCCAGCGTTTTCTTGATGATCTGAAGTACGGCGAAGAGCGGGGGATTTATTTCAGTGAACCCCGTGCGCAGCACATCCTGAATTTCTACAAATTTGTGCCTCATGTAAAAGGGGCGCTGGCAGGCCAGCCCATTGAGTTGATGGACTGGCATGTATTTATCCTCATTAATATTTTTGGTTTTGTCATTCCGCTGGTCAATGAAGAGACCGGGGAAGTTGTCATGCGCAGCGATGGCAGCGGACGTCCGGTGATGGTGCGCCGGTTCCGGACGGCGTACAACGAAGTCGCCCGTAAAAACGCAAAATCAACTCTGTCATCGGGTATCGGCCTGTATATGACGGGGGCAGATGGTGAAGGCGGAGCTGAGGTGTATTCAGCCGCAACCACGCGTGACCAGGCCAGAATCGTGTTTGAAGACGCCAAAAATATGGTCAGAAAAGCCCGGTCGACACTCGGGCGGTTGTTTGATTTCAACAAGCTGGCGATTTACCAGGAGCAGAGCGCATCAAAATTTGAACCGCTTTCTTCGGATGCAAACAACCTGGATGGTCTGAACATTCACTGCGCCATTATTGATGAGCTGCATGCACATAAAACCCGTGACGTGTGGGACGTTCTGGAAACGGCAACCGGTGCTCGTCTGCAGTCCCTTTTATTTGGTATCACCACGGCAGGGTTTAACAAGGAAGGGATTTGTTACGAGCAGCGTGATTACGCCATCAAGGTATTGCGTGGCTATAACAGCGACGTGGAGGGCGCGGTAAAAGACGACTCCTACTTTGCGATTATTTACACCCTCGATGAGGGAGATGATCCGTTTGATGAAACGGTCTGGCAGAAAGCGAATCCCGGCCTGGGCATCTGTAAACGCTGGGATGATCTGCGTCGCTTGGCGAAAAAAGCGAAAGAACAGGTCTCTGCACGGGTGAATTTTTTTACCAAACACATGAATGTGTGGGTAACAGCAGAGTCTGCCTGGATGGACATGATTAAGTGGGAGAAGTGCGAATACATTGCCCCACGACATGAGCTGAAAACGTATCCCATGTGGGTCGGCGTTGACCTTGCTCATAAGATTGATATCTGTGCGGCGGCAAAACTCTGGCGAACGGATAACGGGCATGTTCATGCCGATTTTAAATTCTGGCTTCCGGAAGGACGGCTGGAACGATGCTCGCGGCAGCAGGCAGAACTTTACCGGAAGTGGGCGGAGATGGATAAGCTGATTCTGACGGATGGTGATGTTATCGATCATGCTCAGATAAAAAGTGACTTACTGGAATGGATTGGTGGTGAAAACCTCAGGGAACTGGGATTTGACCCGTGGAGCGCGATGCAGTTCAGCCTGGCACTGGCTGAAGAAGGGATACCGCTGGTGGAGGTTCCGCAGACGGTTCGCAATCTGTCAGAGGCCATGAAGGAAACGGAATCACTGGTCTATGCCGGGCGTTTCCATCACAGCAATCATCCGGTCATGAACTGGATGATGTCTAACGTTACGGTAAAACCGGACAAAAACGACAATATCTTCCCGAATAAATCCACGCTGGAAGCCAAAATCGACGGTCCTGTTGCGATGTTTACAGCAATGAGCCGGATGCTGGTCAATGGCGGTGAACCGGAGCCGGATCTGTCTGAGCATCTGGTCAGCGTTGGTATCCGCTCGCTTTAACCGAGGTCATTATGTTTCTGATAATTCTCACGCCACTGGTGGGCGTGCTGGGGGCGCTTTTGCTGTCGTATGGCACATGGCTGATTTATCCCCCGGCAGGTTTTGTTGTTGCCGGGGGGCTGTGCCTGTGCTGGTCGTGGCTGGTTGCGCGTTATCTCGATCGTGGTCACCGGGTCGCCTCCGGAGGTGAGTAATGTTTTTCCAGGGGCTTTTTCAACGTAAAAATAATACCCCCGTCACAACGCCCGGGATGCTTGCGGAAGAACTTGGGTTGTCATACGACACCTATACCGGAAAGCGGATCAGCAGTCAGCGGGCCATGCGGCTGACGGCGGTGTATTCCTGCGTCAGGGTGCTGGCGGAGTCTGTTGGTATGCTGCCCTGCAGCCTCTACAAAATCACCGGCACTCTTAAAACACGGGCAGTGGATGAACGACTGCATAAGCTGATTTCGGCAAAACCCAATGGCTACATGACACCGCAGGAATTCTGGGAGCTGGTTATCGTCTGCCTGTGTCTGCGGGGTAATTTTTACGCTTACAAGGTGAAGGCGCTGGGAGAAGTGGTGGAGCTTCTTCCTATAGATCCGGGATGTGTGGAGCCGAAGCTGAACTGTCAGTGGCAGCCGGTTTATCAGGTGACATTTCCGGATGGTTCTGTGGATGTGCTGACTCAGGATGAAATCTGGCATGTGCGTACTCTGACGCTGGACGGACTGGTCGGGCTGAATCCCATTGCGTATGCGCGTGAGGCCATTTCACTGGCAGCGGCAACCGAGGAGCACGGTGCCAGGTTGTTTGGCAACGGTGCAGTGACATCCGGTGTGTTGCGTACGGATCAACAACTTTCTGATCAGGCTTATGCGCGTATCAAAAAGGATTTTGAGGAACGGCATGTCGGGCTGGGAAATTCTCATCGTCCGATGATTCTGGAAATGGGGCTGGACTGGAAAACGGTGGCACTGAATGCCGAGGACAGCCAGTTCCTGGAAACCCGCAAGTTTCAGCTGGAAGAAATCTGTCGCCTGTTCCGCGTGCCGCTGCATATGGTGCAGAACACCGATCGCGCCACCTTCAACAATATTGAAGAGCTGGGGCTTGGTTTCATTAACTATTCCCTTGTGCCGTATCTGACCCGTATTGAGCAACGGATCAATACAGGGCTGGTCAGGGAGAGCAAGCAGGGGAAGTTTTACGCCAAATTTAATGCCGGAGCATTGTTGCGTGGCGACATGAAATCCCGCTTTGAAGCGTATGCCACGGGGATCAACTGGGGGATTTATTCCCCTAATGACTGCCGTGATCTGGAAGATATGAATCCCAGACCGGGTGGTGATGTGTATCTGACACCGATGAACATGACCACCAGTCCCTCTGCTGGCGATGACAACGGTAAGAAAAAGGAGAGTGGAGATGCAGACAAAACAGCGTCTTGATATACCGCTGAACCTGAAATCCGTCAGTGATTCCGGGGAATTTGAAGGTTACGGTTCTGTTTTTGGTGTTAAGGACAGCCACGATGATGTGGTGGTCCCCGGTGCCTTTACCACAACACTCCAGAAATGGAGCGAAAAAAAGGCGCTGCCTGCGTTGCTCTGGCAGCACCGCATGGATGAGCCCATCGGTGTGTACACCGAAATGAAAGAAGATGATGTCGGGCTTTATGTCAGGGGGCGATTACTCGTTGATGATGATCCCCTGGCAAAACGTGCACATGCCCATATGAAGGCCGGTTCTTTAACCGGCCTTTCTATTGGCTACATCCTGAAAGACTGGGAGTACGACCGTGAAAAAGGGGTATTCCTGCTGAAAGAGATCGACTTGTGGGAGGTCAGTCTGGTGACGTTTCCTTCCAATGATGAGGCACGCATCAGCGATGTGAAAAATGCGCTGGCGCGTGGGGAGATCCCTGATCAGAAAATTATTGAGCGAGTCCTGCGCGATGTTGGACTCTCGCGAACCCAGGCCAAAGCATTCATGGCCGGGGGATATGGCGCTTTATCCCTGCGTGATGCTGAGGATGTGGATGCCGCACTGAATGCACTGAAAAATCTTAAATTTTAACCAGGAGAAAAATAATGGCTGACATTAAAGATGTGGAGCAGGTCGCGCAGGAGCTGCAGCAGAAGTTTGACGATTTTAAGGCAAAAAACGACAAGCGCATTGACGCGATCGAACAGGAAAAAGGCAAGCTGGCCGAACAGGTGGAAAGCCTGAACGGGCAAATCAGCGAGCTGGAGAACCTGAAAAGCGACCTGGAAAAAGAGCTGGCAGACATCAAGCGTCCGGCAGGCGGCACGCAAAATAAAGTTGCCAGTGAACACAAAGAAGCGTTTATCGGATTTATGCGCAAGGGGCGTGAAGACGGCCTGCGTGAGCTGGAGCGTAAGGCGCTGCAGGTGGGCAATGATGAAGATGGCGGTTATGCCATTCCGGAAGAACTGGATCGCACCATTCTGACGCTACTGAAAGATGAGGTGGTGATGCGCCAGGAAGCCACTGTGATCACCCTCGGGGGCTCGGATTATAAAAAACTGGTGAATCTGGGCGGCACAACGTCCGGATGGGTGGGGGAAACGGATGCACGTCCGGAAACCGCCACCTCAAAACTGGGGCTGATTGAACCCTTTATGGGGGAAATCTACGGCAACCCGCAGGCCACCCAGAAAATGCTCGATGACGCTTTCTTCAATGTGGAAGACTGGATCAACAGTGAGCTGGCGCTGGAATTTGCCGAACAGGAAGAAATTGCCTTTACCAGTGGCGACGGCAGCAAAAAACCAAAAGGTTTTCTGGCTTATGAGTCCACCGATGAAGATGACAAGACCCGTGCGTTTGGCAAACTTCAGCACATCGCTTCCGGTGCGGCTTCTGGCGTGACTGCCGATGCGATCATTAAACTGATTTACACCCTGCGCAAGGCGCATCGCAGCGGCGCGAAGTTCATGATGAATAACAGCAGCCTGTTTGCCATTCGCCTGCTGAAGGATAACGACGGAAATTATCTGTGGCGTCCGGGCATTGAGCTGGGTCAGCCTTCTTCACTGGCGGGGTATGGCATCGTTGAGAATGAGCAGATGCCGGATATTGCTGCCGATGCAAAAGCTATTGCGTTTGGTAACTTCAAACGCGGCTATACCATCGTTGATCGTATCGGCACCCGCATCCTGCGCGATCCTTACACCAACAAACCGTTTGTGGGCTTTTATACAACCAAACGAACCGGCGGTATGCTGGTGGATTCTCAGGCGATTAAGCTGATGAAGATCGGTGCTGCAACCCGCCAGAAAGCCGCTGCGTAATGCAGTTTTTTATGCCCGCACAGTGTTGCGGGCAGGAGTTTCTGATGGCAGCAATAGTGGAAAAACTCAGGGCGCAGTGCCGTATTGATACAGATGATGCAACTGATGATGAGTTACTGATGCTGTATTTCCGGGCTGCCTGCCGCAAGGCAGAAAATTTTATCAACCGTAAGCTTTATGAGGAGATGGTGCCGGAAGGTGATCCTGAAGGGGTGCTTATAGCTGATGATGTTTTGTTGGCGCTCATGTTGCTGGTCGGACACTGGTACGAAAACCGGGAAAATTCCTCAGATGTCAGCAAGGCACCAGTCCCGTTTGGTTTTTCTTCTCTGCTGGAGCCTTATCGTTTTATTCCTTTGTAGGAGGAACCATGCAGGCGGGCAGATTACGTGATCGCGTAACTATTCTGAATGTCACCACCGCCCGCTCTCCGTCAGGGCATCCGGTGGAGACGGTGACGGAGGGAGCTACCGTATGGGCAGAAGTTAAGGGTATCAGCGGGAGGGAGAGAATATCAGGAGGTGCAGAAACCGCTCAGGCTACGGTCAGAGTCTGGATGAGATTCCGACGCGATGTGACGGCAGCTTCACGTCTGAAAGTGCTGACCGGTGCATTCAAAGGAGCCATTCTTGGTATAGAAGGGCCACCAATACCGGATGCACGCACCACCCGGCTTGAAATACTCTGCAGCCTGAAGGGGAATGTGTGATGGATTTCAGTCTTGATTTTTCCGGCCTGGCGGATATTGCACGGGATCTGGAGACGCTCAGCAGGGCAGAAAACAATAAGGTTCTGCGCGATGCCACCCGTGCCGGTGCTGAAATTATGCGGGATGCAGTTGTTGAACGTGCGCCGGAGCGAACCGGGAAACTGAAGAAAAATGTGGTTGTTCTCACGCAGCGTTCAAAGCGTCGGGGGGAAATTATCTCGGGTGTCCACATTCGCGGACGGAACCTGCGAACCGGAAACAGTGATAACAGCATGAAAGCCAGCGATCCCCGAAATGCGTTTTACTGGCGCTTTGTGGAGCTGGGAACGATAAACATGCCCGCGCATCCATTCATTCGCCCGGCTTTCGATACGACAGAGGAGCTGGTGGCGCAGGTTGCCATACAGCGAATGAATCAGGCTATTGATGAGGTCTTAAGTAAATGAGGGAAGCCACACTGTATTCCCTGCTGTCTCAGTTGGCCGGAGGACAGGTTTATCCTTATGTGGTCCCGCTGACGGAGGGAAAGCCTGCGGTATCTCCGCCGTGGCTGGTGTTTTCTGTGGTGTCTGACACGGCGTCTGATGTGCTTGATGGTCAGGCTGAATCCAGAATTACCGTGCAGATCGATGTCTGGGCAACAGTACCTGATGACGCAGATGATATCCGAGAACAGGCGCTTGATGCGGTAAGGCAACTTGTACCCTCCGTTATTTCTAAAACTCAGGGTTATGATCCTGATTCCCGTCTGAGCAGAGCCACGCTTGAATTTCAGGTAATAGCCTGAGGTCGTTAATGATTTTACCCACCCACCGCTGTCGGATTTTTTTATTTTCAGGAGACGAGTATGTCCTCTAATTTTGAGCGTTCGCAACTGACGAAAATTATGATTTCGTCTGCACCGGTAACAGCAGAAACCCTGGATTCTGCCAGCTATCTTGGCCTGAGCTGTACAATCAAAGAGGTGCAGTTTACCGCAGGACAAAAGCAGGATATTGATGTCACCACGCTGTGTTCTGTTGAGCAGGAAAATATTAACGGTCTTGGTGCCGCGTCAGAGATTTCCATGTCAGGCAACTTTTACCTCAATGCTGCCCAGAACGCGTTGCGCAGTGCCTATGACAATGACACCACGTATGGCTTTAAAGTTATTTTTCCGTCAGGAAACGGATTTACCTTTATGGCAGAGGTGCGTCAGCATACCTGGTCTGCAGGAACCAATGGTGTTGTGGCTGCAACGTTTTCCCTGCGCCTGAAAGGTAAACCTGTGCTGGCGACAGAGCCGCTGAAAGTGAAGGTCGATTTAAACAGCACGCTGCAGGTTTCTGCCGGAGCGAAACTCGAAATGGTGGTTGAGGCTGCCGGTGGTGTGCCGCCTTATTCTTATGTCTGGAAGAAAGGTAGTTCTCCTGTTTCCGGACAGACGGCGGCAACGTTCAGTAAGGCATTTGCAGTATCCGGTGATGCGGGCGCATATACCTGCGAGATTTCTGATTCAGCAAGCCCGGTTAACAAAGTGACCTCCACTTCCTGCACTGTAACCGTCAGTTAATGAGGATGGGTGTGATGACTAAAAATATCCGTAATCTGGCTCTGGCAACGATGTCGGGGTTTCGCCATAAAACTGTTGATGTGCCTGAATGGGAAGGGGCAACGGTTGTATTACGGGAACCTTCTGCAGAAGCCTGGTTGCGCTGGCAGGAGATCGTTAAAGCAAAAGATGATGAGACACCGTTATCCGTTGCGGAGCGCGCCCGCCGAAATCTGGAGGCAGATGTTGAACTGTTCATTGATGTTCTGTGTGATACCGGACTGCAACCTGTATTTTCAGAGGATGATCGTGAACAGGTGATTGCCGTGTATGGCCCGGTGCATGCGCGGCTTCTTCGGCAGTCTCTGGAACTGATCAGTGATGCCGGCGAGGTTAAAAAAAAGTAGCGCTTCCGGGGATGCGTTTTCTGATGATGCTGGCACTCAGGATGGGGCGCACATTGTCAGAGTTACGCCGGGAAATGTCCGCATCAGAAATCATGATGTGGGCAGAATTTGACAGGTTCAGCCCGCTGGGGGACGAACGGGCTGATATCCGGGCTGCCCAGATTGTTTCAGCTGTTTACGGTGCGCAGGGTGTCAAAGTACCACTGAATGATGCGCTTCTTCAGTGGGAGCATGATTCAGAAGAAAATAAATGCGATGATCCATTTATTGGATTAGAGGTTGCTCTAATGTCTTCACTATAAGATAATTTTTTAATCGTTTTGAAATTGAATGCTTTACTCAAAGTCAGGAGGATTAATCATGAGAAAATCAGTGGTGACATTAGCTTGTTTGTTTTTTATTAGTGCATGTAAGCCATCAGATAATTATGTTATTTCTTTAGGGGAAAACTTAGTTAAAGATAAGCTTATTGATCCTGATAGTGCAAAATTTAATTCTTTTTTTCATAAGTCAGGTGATTTATATGGTTATGTTTGTGGTGATGTTAATTCAAAAAACACGTTTGGTGGATATACAGGGAAAAAGCCATATTTTGTTTATTTGGAAGTTGTGGATGGAAAAGTTAAGAGTCATGGGACTGTAACAATTGTTAATGATCATGATCCAAGCAGTATGGAAAAATATAAGTTGTTTTGCCAATAATTATCATCTTAAAAAACCGCAGAAGCGGTTTTTTTATGGGGTAAAGTAAATGGCGACATTACGTGAGCTGATTATTAAAATCTCGGCAAATTCCCGGTCATTCCAGTCAGAGATCTCCCGGGCTTCGCGTATGGGGCAGGATTACTACCGTACCATGCAGAACGGAGGCCGGCAGTCCGCTGCTGCATCCCGTGAAATGCGGCGTGCACTGGCAGAAGTGACGGATCAGATAAATACAGCTAAATCTTCGGCACTGAATATGGCGGGGGCATTTGCCGGGGCTTTTGCTACCGGTCATCTTATTTCTCTCGCCGATGAGTGGAATTCAGTAAATGCCCGTCTGAAGCAGGCCTCACAGTCCACTGATGATTTTCAGGTATCACAACGTGAATTAATGGCAATCAGCCAGAGAACGGGAACGGCGTTTTCTGATAACGCCAGCCTTTTTGCCCGCTCTGCAGCTTCCATGCGGGAGTATGGCTACAGTTCTGAGGAGGTACTGAAAGTCACCGAGGCGATCTCCACGGGCCTGAAATTATCCGGTGCCAGTGCAGCAGAAGCCAGTTCGGTGATCACGCAGTTCAGTCAGGCAATGGCGCAGGGAGTGCTGCGCGGTGAAGAATTTAACTCTGTGAATGAGAACGGCGATCGTGTTATTCGTGCGCTGGCTGCGGGAATGGGTGTTGCCCGTAAGGATCTGAAGGCCATGGCGGATAACGGAAAGTTGACCGCCGATAAGGTTGTTCCTGCACTGATTAGTCAGCTTGGGGCGTTGCGTGATGAATATGCAGCAATGCCTGATACGGTTTCATCCTCTGCAACCAAAGTTGAAAACGCCTTTATGGCCTGGGTTGGTGGTGCGAACGAAGCAAGCGGAGTGACGAAGACGCTCTCCGGTGTGCTGAATGGTATTGCAGGCAATATTGACACTGTGGCAACCGCTGCCGGTGCTCTGGTTGCCGTCGGGGTAGCCCGATATTTTGGCAATATGGCATCTTCTGCTGGATCTGCAACTGCCGGATTAATTACTGCAGCCAGAAACGAAGTAGCTCTTGCGGAAGCGCAGCTCCGGGGGACGCAGATAGCAACAGCCAGGGCGCGTGCGGCGGTTTATCGTGCGCAACAGGCGGTCGCGGCTACCCGTGGTACTGAAAGACAGGCAGCCGCAGAAGCGAAACTGGCTGCTGCCCAGGCATCACTTACCCGTAATATTGCGGCCAGAACAGCAGCACAGACAACGCTGAATACTGTCACGTCAGTGGGGAGTCGTTTATTAAGTGGTGCGCTGGGGCTGGTTGGTGGTGTGCCGGGACTCGTCATGCTGGGGGCGACGGCCTGGTACACGATGTATCAGAATCAGGAGCAGGCCAGAGAATCTGCACGCCAGTATGCCGCAACAATCGACGAAATTCGCCAGAAAACGTCGGCAATGTCGCTTCCTGAAGCGTCAGATAATGAGGAAAAGACGCGGCAGGCACTGGAGGAACAAAATCGCCTGATTAACGAACAGGAAGGAAAAATTCGCGGACTGAAAAATCAAATTGCTGATTATCAACGTTGGCTTGATGAAAGTTCGCAGAGTGGTTCTGGTGCTGAAATCATCCTTAAAGGGCTTGCAGAAGCAACAAATCAACTGGCAGTTGAACAGTCCCGTCTCACACAAATGCAGGGCAAAGCGCAATCCATTCAGGATGTGCTTGCCGGGCTGGAGGAGCGACGAGTGGCGTTGATCCGTCAACAGGCAGCGGAACAAAACAAAGCGTATCAGTCCCTGTTGATCATGAATGGGAAGCATACCGAGTTTAATCGCCTTCTCGGGCTTGGTAATGAATTACTTCAGCAGCGACAGGGGCTGGTGAATGTACCGTTACGGCTACCACAGGCAACTCTGGATGATAAACAGCAGACCGCACTGAATAACAGCAAGCGCGAACTGGCTCTGTCCCGCCTTAAGGGGGAAGCGCGTGAGCGTGCCCGACTGGGCTATGCTGCGGATGATCTCGGCTTTGTGGGAGAGGCGTATCGGACAGCCAGACAGAATTATATCAATAACTCACTGGATGCCTGGCGAAATAACCAGGCAAATAAACCCAAAGCGCATAAAAAGACCGAAGCGGAAAAAACAGAAGATATTTATAAACGGCTGATTAAACAGCAAAAAGAACAGATAGCACTGGCAGGGCAGAATACTGAACTGGCTAAGATGAAATATCAGGTCAGTCAGGGCGAATTATCAACCCTGTCAGAAGCGCAGAAAAAAACGCTTTTGCAGAATGCAGCACTCATCGACCAGAAAAAGATTCGTGAGCAGCTTGCCGCGTATGAAAGCAGTCTGGCGGACAGTAATGCCAGTGCCCGGGCATCTGACGACGCGCAGTTGCTGGGATATGGTGAAGGCTCACGGATGCGTGAACGACTCCAGGAAATGTGGAGTATCCGGCATGAGTTTGAGCAGAAAAATAACGAGCTGCTGAGACAGTATCAGGCCGGAGAAATTGAAGAAGCCCTGTGGAAACAGGAGAAAGAACTGAATAAAAAATATCTGGAAGAGCGTCTCAGCGATCAGCAGGATTATTATGCAAAAGCCGATGCTTTACGTAATAACTGGAATGCCGGACTCCAGGAGGGACTGACCAACTGGGCAGACAGTGCCACCGATTATGCTTCACAGGCGGCAGATGCTGTTGTTTCCACGATGGACGGGCTGGTATCAAATATTTCCGATGCACTGGCCGGGAATGTTGTGGAGTGGAGGAACTGGGGGAGTTCAGTTCTCCGGGAAGTTTCAAAAATTCTGATGAATGCGGCCATTGTTAACGGACTGAAGTCACTCTCCGGTGCCGGAGGGTGGCTTGGTACGGTCGGCGGATGGATTTCGGGGGCGGTGGCAAACGCAAAAGGTGGTGTTTACACATCGGCAAATCTGAGTGCTTACAGTAACACTATTGTGGATACACCGACGTATTTTGCTTTTGCGAAAGGTGCCGGGCTGATGGGCGAGGCCGGGCCTGAAGCTATCATGCCACTGACACGGGCAGCGGACGGCTCTCTTGGGGTCAGGGCCATTGGCAATGTGAATGGTGGCGGTGGATTTGTTTATTCTCCCGTGTATCACATTAGCATTCAGAATCAAGGGAGCAATGGCGAGATAGATACGCGCTCAGCCAGGGGACTGGTGGATCTGATCGACAGCAGGGTTGTGTCAATTATGCAGTCATCGCGTCGGGATGGAGGATTATACAGTGCCTGAGCCTGAAGTTTTTAACTGGATCCCCCGTGAGGGGATGGAGACGACACGAAAGCCATCAGTTATTACGGTAAAGTTTGGTGACGGATATGAACAGCGACGGGCTGGTGGGCTGAATGCGGATCTGAAAACGTTTAAACCGGTATTTCGTGTCACAGATGAATACTCCCGTGCCGCGCTGGACAGTTTTTTATCCCGTCATGCCGGGATTCGTGCTTTTTTGTGGCGCCCGCCAAAACACAACAGGACTGTCCGGGTTGTCTGCAGGGAGTGGAGCATTTCGGATAATGCCATGTATACCGATTTTAACTGTACCTTTGAAGAGGTCACTCACTGATGCAGGATATACAGCAGGAAACACTCAATGAGTGCACTAAAACGGAGCAATCCGCGCTGGTCGTGCTCTGGGAAATTGATCTGACAGAGGTCGGCGGAGATCGTTACTTTTTCTGCAATGAGCAGAACGAAAAAGGTGAACCAGTCACCTGGCAGGGGCGGCAGTATCAGGCCTATCCCATTCAGGGAAGTGGATTTGAGATGAACGGCAAAGGAGCCAGTGCAAGGCCAACGCTGAAAGTCTCTAATCTGCACGGCATGGTCACCGGGATGGCGGAAGACCTGCAGAGTCTGGTCGGCGGAACGGTGGTCCGGCGTAAGGTTTACGCCCGTTTTCTGGATGCGGTGAACTTCGTCAACGGAAACAGAGACGCCGATCCGGAGCAGGAGGTGATCAGCCGCTGGCGCATCGAGCAGTGCAGCGAACTGAGCGCGGTGAGTGCCTCCTTTGTACTGTCCACGCCGACGGAAACGGATGGCGCTGTTTTTCCGGGACGTATCATGCTGGCCAACACCTGCACCTGGACCTATCGCGGTGATGAGTGCGGTTATCACGGTCCGGCGGTCGCGGATGAATATGACCAGCCGACGTCCGATATCACGAAAGATAAATGCAGCAAATGCCTGAGT